TGAAGTACTTGAGGTTAAGCGTTGCAGAAGTAATCTGAGTAGCGCCAGTAAGGGTTGTGAAATCAATTGGGATGTTTACTAGCGAACGATATGTATAGGAAGCACTTTGGCTAACGCCTACTGGGTTAGATCGGAACGCTCCATTCCAGTTAGATAGCCCAGTCTCGGTTCCCGATGAGTACGACGCTAGTGCACTTGCATCTACCGTTGTGGTAAACGTTGCGGTTGCCACTTAGTACCACGTCTCTCGCCAATACGCAGTCACTGTGTACCCAGTTGTAATGTCTGCAAGTGTGCTGGCATTCTGAACCCGCACCTTGATTGGTGTACCCGTAGTGCGATCTGCTCGCGGTTCAACCGTAGCGAAGAGCGCCCCAGAGTTGATGTTGATGAGATTCATTGTTACACTCGAGGTGGTTGCAAACGTTGAGGTGTTCTGTTCTTGCGTATACACGATTTGATCTTTGTAGTCAACAAGCCATGATCGGTAGACAGAACCATCAACACCAGCCGTCTGCGTGATGTTTAGTTCTAGCGGAACGTCGTCTACAGTAATCGTGACAAGCAGGTCAGTTGTTCGCGCAGTGTTGCTCGTAGAGGTAAAGGCAATCTGCAGATCCGCTGGGGCAGCGCCATGGTTCTCTACCAGAACTGCCGTGTTTGTAATAGGAATGTTTACCTCGTTAATAGAGTCGGCATACTTGTATGGGTACTTGAGTAGGAAATACAACATCATCTTCGTAGAGTATCCTAAGGAGTCAGACCCTGTGAACTGCGATGTGTTGGATTCCGATTGCGGTACCTGCATCGGTCGGACAAGGAAGTAGATGGGGATTGCCCCGCCTGGGAAGTTGGTATCGGTGGTAATCATACTTGCCTTAAGTTTCCTAAACCCGTCGCTGCTCTCAAAGGATTTAGGCATAAAGCGCATGAGGTTGATGATGTTCTGAACGTTCTGGAATAGGTTTGCACGGGTTGAGCCGTACACATCCAAAGCCATCGTGAGGATACGGCGACCAGCGAACGCCTCTGCTGTGTCCACACCATCAGAGATAGCCTTCGGATCTTCGTACCCAATAGGCTGGCTTGGTCCTACGCCAAATCCAGCGACAGCGTACCCAGAAAGCGGGGCGCTTCCTCCAGCCAGTGCCTGTGTTCCGATAATGGTATTGATGTTTACATCTTCACCCTTACCATTCTGATACGTGATTGACGAGTTAAGATCAATCATGCAATCCTGCGCATCTTGCGCAGACGACCACGTTCCATGCCCCAGCGCATACGGGCGGAGTTTGCAAGAACTGCAAGTTCACTGATGGTTACGTCGCTGGAGCCAGATGCAATCTGCCACTGCTGGAAGTTTGCTCGGTCGGTCATCAAACGCGAGAGGGCTTCGGATACAGCGTATACGCGGCACGCCTGCTGCTCCTGCTCGTCCATCGTGGTTGCCGTAACGTCATCGCTTAGCAGACTGTGTCGGGCATAGCCGAAGACACGGAGTTTAATCTGCTCGTAGGTGTTGCCGCCTACGGTCACAGTGCTGCTTCGGTAGTAGTAGGATTCTGGGATCATGATTTTCCCGCCCCAATACTCCCACCCACTAGAAGACCCACCGTTGTTTGCTGGCAGTTCGTCAATGAGTACGCTATTCGCGTCAAGAAGATCTACGCGAAAGACGGTACCGAAGTCATTCGTGGGAGTAATCTCTTTGAGTTTGCCAAATGCTCCTTGAGCAATGGTCTGAGGGAATGTATAAGTAATGTCCTCGCGAACCTCTCGTGGGGAAAGATCGGATACGGCATTAATGCCTGAGTTAATCAGGTCGTTAAGTTCAGCCGTAGTCCACGAGTTCCCGTTAGGGTCTCGTAGTTCTCGCTGAATCTGAGTCCTAATGTCTGCACGATTTGCCATATTTTCTCCTTCTGGTTGCAGGGGGCTGCCCGCCAGCAGCCCCCCACTCCCTGTTTACTACGCGCCGAGCGTTGCGCCCGTCTCAACGCGAACATACTTCGCGCCAGCAAGGTCAAGCAACTTCGCACCGAAGCGCATCTTCCAACCCGCAATTGCAACCTGAGCGAGCGGGTCGCTGTGGTCGCCACCTGGGGCGGTGAAGTACGCCTGAAGCGTCTGCGAGTCACCGACGGTATAAGCGTCTGGACCCATGAAGAACGCCGAGTAGATGTTTGCGTCGTTGGCACCGCCGCTTGCGCCCGTAAACGTCTTAGCGTTTGACGAGACCAAGAAACGGACGCCAGCAAACTTGCCGATCTCACCCGTCAGAAGAGGGGTGTTGTCGGTGTACTTGTTGGCTTCCAGCCAGCCGTTTGCGGTCGTATCTGAAATCAGATCGTACTCGTGGAACGGATGGATGATTGCACGATAGGTGCCGTCTGGGAAGGATGGAACGTTGGCAGCCTTGAGGCGGGCAACGGTCTTCTTCACAAGTTCACCCGTGAGACGAGCAGTTGCAGTCATCGTTGAACGAGACGCATTTGCAGTCTGGGCGCCAGTGCTGGCGTTAATGTTTGGGGCGTACAAAACGTTCGTGCCTGCGGCAAGAACATCGCGAACAACCTTGTCCATTGACTCAGCAGCCTGACGTGCAAGTCGCTCGGAAGCGACAGCAATCAGGTCATGTGGCGAATCCAACTGGGCAAGATCCGTGATCTGCAAGGTCTGACCGTACTGCGTAGCAGTAAAGGCATCGCTTGAAATCGTGAGAGCCTGCGCGGTTGGTGCAACGCCTTCGCTAAGCGCCGTGACATTGCTGCCAAGGTCTGCGTAGCGTGCGAAGCGAATCTGGTTAGTACCCTTAACGAATCGCCCTGGGACGTACTGGTCAGGGAGAACGTGCACAAGTCGTGAACGCAGTTCCTGCTCAGCCTTAGCCTGGACGAGATCCTGAACGAGAACCGAAAAGTTCGTCGTTGACGTACTCGTAATAGCCATAATAGTTACTCCTTAGATTACATATCTGCGAATGGATTACCTAGTTTCTTCATCTCCTCAACGATGTCTTCAACCGTCCGCTTTCCAACGGGGGCTGTATCCTTGCGAGTGTTGACACTAGGTCGGTTTGATTCTGCCGAAACGATACCCTTCTCTTCACGCTGTGAGTTCTTGATCTCCTTCAGGTAGCCCTCAAAGGAGACTGCACGAGCCTCTTCCGAAAGTCCTGCAGTGTCAGCAAGAAACTGCGCATAGTTTGGGGCTGACGAGCGAATGCGCTCCTGACGAGCGTCTTCCCTTGTCTGGTTTAACTCGGACTCCAGCGCCGCCAGCCTAGCCTGAGCCTTCTCAAACTCGGACATATTTGCGTGCTCCTTCTCTGCTTTCCACCGCTTGAGGGTCTCTGCCTCGCTCTTCAGCGTGTCAAGTTCCTTCTTTGCTGCGGTGAGCGCCTGGTCCTTACCAGCGAGCCGCTTCTTCCAAGTGGCAACATCCTCTGTCTCCAGAGTGGCATCAACAGCAGCACCTTCAACAGGGGCTACTGGCTTCTGCGACTCTTCTACAGCAGTTACGACTTCTTCAGCCATCGCTTGTTCTCCTTCTACTTGTTCTGGATGATATCCGTTGCGGACTCAACCATGTCTCTAATACCCTGACTTGCCATTTCTAGCAAACCACCCTGTTCCTTCATATCTTTCATAAGGTCTCCAGCAACATCGCTTACCTGCTTGGCTCCACGACCAGCGCCCACAATATTGCCGAACATATCTGCTCCAGTTGCAACTAGCCCGATCCCAGCGTTGAGCATAGTTTCTGGTATTGTAGCACTTGAGTCCTGCGAATCCTTGATAACTCCGCCAACAGTTCGGAACAGTCGCGGGAAGGCAACGCCGATATCTGTTGGGATACCTGGGATAAGCGTGTGGATCAGTAGGAATGACAGCGGATCTGGGGTTGCGTTAGGATCTTCTCCCTCAGCAATCTTCATGCGAATGTTAAATGCTGCCTTCCAACCAGTGAGTGGAGCAAAGTTTCCCCATACGGCTGGGTTAATATCCTTACCAAATAGACGTGCGGTACCCCGCATGATTTGCCGCCAAGGAGCAGTGATCAATCCACCGACTCCCTTGGTTGGCGTAGAGAAAAGGAACTTAGCGTACTCTGGCAGAACCTTGCCAAACATGTACGCGGCTGGATATAGCGCAAGTACTGGATGGTTGATTGAGCGAGCGATAAAGTTCTGGTTAGGATCAAAGTAATGCGTCTTATCCGCTCGCGCCTGAATGCTTTCAATACCTTGGCTTACCGCGTTCCAAAGAGTTTCCTCCTCTACGCGCACCGATTTGATCTTAATGAGGTGGTCTTTCAGGACTACTCGCTCTGCCTGAGTTAGCGCCTCTCCACCATTCTGCAATCTGCGTACCGCTTGGGATGTAAGAGGAAGCATTTCTCCGCGACGTTCTGCAACAACAAACAGCGCAGCCATATCCGTAGCCTGTGGCTTGCTAATTCCCAGCGCCTGAAGTTCATCTCGGACTAGTTTCTTTCTTGCAACTGCACCCTCAAACTCTGATCGCAGCATGCCACGAGTATTAGTGAATGCCTCTTCAACCTTAGCGAGAGTCTTCTCGCCCTTCTTTGTGGCTGTACCAGTTGCGCTTACTCGCTCAATCGTGCTCTTAGTTGACTGAAGCAGTCGCTTGACGTTTCGTACTGCAGCCAAACCCTCACCAGTATACCCAATAGTTGCAAGGTCGGCGTGGATTAGGCTGAGTTGGTCGTTAATCATCTTCAATGCACGAGGGCGCTCCGACACTGGCAACTTGTAGATGCCCTTAAGAGTTCGGGCAAGAACGTCAAGGCGCTTAATTGGAGCATCATCGTACTGGCGACCGAATCCAATCCCATGCCCTTTGTTCTGCTGCCAGAACAATCGGGCTGTGCTTGTAGCCTTGTTTACTTGCTGTCGGTCTCGGAGCATGAGTAGCACGGCACCATGTCGGTCGCCGCCAGCCATCTCAAGCCAAGTCTTCCACTGCTCTGGTGCCATACGCTCAAAGCGTGGGGCAATCTCTTCCGCTAGTTTGTCAAGTCCATCTGCCGCAACGTACTTGGCGTAATCAAGATTCTTTACTGGACCTGGATCGTTCTTTAGTGCGGCACGCCACGCGGCAGAGAATCCTTCGTTCTCTGCGCCAAACTTTAGAATAGCATCCGTTGCGCTATTGGAGAAGTACATATTCAATGCACCCATTTCTTGAGCAAACTTGATCTCTTGTCGGTTGTCAATAGCCGCACCCGTAAGGATATCTACCGCGTCAAGAGTTTCCTTCTTGCCCGTGATTGGGTCAATAACATCATAGGTACGCTTTGATCCGAATCGGATAACCGAATCGTCCATTCCTGCCACGCCCTTGATGCGCCACTCTGTTGAGTGAACACCACGGAGACCGTTCCACCACTTTGACTCAATGATTTCCTGAGTGTTAAACATTCCGTTAAGTGCAAACTTTAGTTGTGGGTAATGCTTGTCTGCAATCTGAGTAATAAACTTAGAGCCGACTAGAGTAGAAGCCTTGTACCCGCCGCTTACATATCGGGTAACTCCAACCTTTCGCAGGTCACCCTGCGCAGCCCAGAATACCATCTGTCGGAGCGTTCCGTCTGCGGCGAGTTGCCTAAGTTTTAGGGCGGTCTCTGTGCTAATGCTTCCAGCAGTTAGAGCCAGATCCTCAAAGAGTCCCTTTTGATTCTTAAGTGCTCGGTCAGTAACGGTACGAATAGATTCGTTCTGCTCAATGGCAAGGTTAGTGAGTGTCTTGTGCAAGCGGACAACCTCACTGCGGCTAAGGGGAATACCCTTCTGGACAACATACTCTTGCATACGAGCAAGCGTATTTGCAACAAGGATACTAGTAGTTCGGTTTTCGTTGAGGAAGTCAATGATCCGACCCATTTTGTTTCGGTTACCAAGAGCAACGTCCATTACGTCATCGGTAATGGGTGTCCATAGATCAACGCCAAACTTTGCAATGTCCCTTGTGTTCATGTCCTGGTAGATTGCACGTGGGGTACTAGCAGCCTCGGTAGGCTCGTACATCAACTTGTACCCGCCCTCGTCGGCAGCATTGCGCATGGCGGCTACTTCTGGAAGAACGTCGTCAACGCCTCGGAAATCATCAATTGGTACCTGCTTTACAAAGTCATCTGGACTTAGTTGCCCCAAGGTATTCTCTAGTGCTCGGATTGCATCTGGTGCGGTTGACTCATTTGCAGCGAGCCTTGCGAAATCTCCAGCGCCTCCGCCTAGAAGGTTGCGGAGATACGAGAACTTGTAGACTGCGGCAGAAGCAACTTGCGCCTTTTGCGTAACAGTTAGCGTCTCATCCCCAAGGAGACGGGTTAGGGTTTGGAAGTCTAGATCTGTCATTGTGTCATCGGCAACAAGAGACCACTTCTCAGCCTGTAGTGCTCGGTCAGTTACCATAGGGTTTGTTGCGTCAATTGCCTTTCGTGCGGCATCTGTCCCCTTACCGAATAGGCGGTTCCGAAGTAGACGCTTTGCTGCAGCAAATGATTTTGCCGTAGCGCCCAGTCGGTATGTGTCAGATAGAACCATTACTTCAGACAAGGCTCGCACTAGGCTATCGCCACCGTTTTCTGCTAGATCTTTGGCAACAGCACGCCATGCGATAGCAGCCTCATCAGCACCAACGATCTTTTCAAGATTTGCAATGAAGTGGTTTCGGGCAATTGCAATCCGCTCACCATCGGCTTCAACTTGAGAAAGAACCCAGTACTTCTCAGTGACTAGGCTTTCGTGGCTTTGCTTAAGAAGAAGAGTTGCGCCAGCCTCATCAGAGATTGCTTCTACTCGTGAAACCGCAGTTGCGCCAGCGCGACCTACTCGCTCATTAATTTCTCCTGCTGTGTCGCGAGTGAGGATGTCTTGGAGAACTCCTTCTGGACCACCGCCATCAGACTTCTTCCAGACCTTCCATAGGTAGTCCCACTCAAAGTCAATTGCTTCTTGCGTTACGCCAATTGCTGATCCGTCTCCAGCAACGAGGCGCATAAATTCTTCCTTCCCCTCTACGCTGTCTGGTCCTCCTGCTCGCTTAAGAACTGCAACCTTATCCATTGCAACTCGGCGTTGACGACCAAACGTCCGTCGGACAACAAGTTGACCGCCAACAGCGTCGCTAAAGTTTCGCATGCCAATACCAAGTGCATCACGCGCTGCCCCAGCCTTTGACGCGGAAAGCGCCCCATCAATGGTTGCAATAATACGTAGTCCCATGATTGCAAAGGCTGGTCCAGCAACCCGACCAAACGCTGCCTGAGATGCAGCACGCTTGATCCCATCATAGCCAGAAGAAGTTCTGCTGTACATCTTACCAAGGATCTGCCGACCAGGACCCTTTGTAAGCCACGTAACATCGCTTTCTGCAACCCCCTGCCGTCGTGCCGAGTCAGCAATGGTTTCTCCTGCTGAGTTAGTAAACTGAGACTGGATGTTGGATGCCCTGCGAGCCATCGTTTTAGTTGCGCCATATCCAAGCGCCATGAGATTGAATGGGTCCATAAAGATATTGAGCATTAAATCGTGAGCAACACCGCCAGTGATGGCAACGCCATCGTCCGCCATCCTATCGGCAACATCGCTAACGCTCATTCCGCCGTTAACGACCATGTCAATATACTTACGGTCAACTGAGGTGTCGCCATAATCAACAGCACTCTGTAGGCGCTTCTGACCAATCTCCCCTGCAACAATCTCAAATGGGGCATTAAGTGCCGTGAAGAGACCGCCTCCTAGGGTTCCAAGGATTCCTTGATCTTTAGGGCTAGATCCTGGCAATAGGTCAATGCTAAAGCCACGACCCCCGTTAGGATCCTGACCAATCTTTTCATCATCAAGGACGTTAGACATTAGAACTGAAGCCTTCCGAGAGGTCGGCGCTTAACTGCTGGAGTATTAGTCTTCGTCACGATACCGCTACTGCCCGTAGTACCTCCAGTCCCTGCAGGCATATTACGCATGACCGTATCAAAGATCTTACGAGATTCATTAAGATCTGACTGTGGGATGCGGAGTTGCCCAACGCCCAATCGGTTAGCAAACGCAGCCTGCTGAACGACAGGACGAGCCTTTGGCTTTGCGCCCATTTGACCGCCGCTATTGTTTCCAGCCTGTCCGCCATTGTTTCCGCCATTGTTTCCACCGCCGCCCTTAACGGGATCAGCCCACATAAACCCAGTGCCGCCAGAATATGCTTCGGCAAGTGTTAGGTCGTTACCGCTGGCATCCTTTCCGATAACGGTAGTCCCTGCCATGCCATCGTATTGCGTACCAGCCCATGACTGTGCTCCGCCCTTGTCGCTTCCATCGCCGCTGAAAGACACTTCGGACGCATCGCCGCCCTTACCAGTAATCTTCTCTGGATCTTTAAGAAGTTCAACGTAGTTTGTATTAATAATTGTCCAGGCATCAGTGTTGAACTCGTTGCTAATATCAATAATTGTTCCGTCATCCATAACAACGTTAATCCTAACCTTCCGACCGCCAGTTGTGCCACGAGTCGTTACTTCAACATGACCATTTCGGACAGCCTCTAGTAGAGAGTTGTACTGGTCTTGTGCAGTGTCGGTATAAACCCACTTGTAATTTTGCTCTTCAAGAATTGTCCGAAGAGCAGCGCCACCCTTAGCCATATCCGATTCGCCAATTCCAGTTCCCGCAGTTTCGTCAAGAACCTGACGAATAGTCTTTCCATCAATTGCGCCATTATCAGACTCAAGAAGATCTGAACTTGCAACAACAATTGTCATACCATTCCATGTGGTTAGGTTAATACCGCCCTTAAACAGTTCCTGCGCAACGTCACTGTTGATAAGGTAGTTTGTCTTTCCTCCCTCTTCATGAGTGGTGAATACAACATACTTTCCGTTAATCATTGTTACCCAGCCAATAGTGTTTTTGTTAACATCCTTCTTGCCAGTCCCTGACTGATATCCAGGAAGCATAATTCGGTAGCGTCGGTACCACGTATTCTCCGAAGTTAGAACCTCGCCATCGCCAACGTCTCGTGGGCGAGATCCGACAAGACGGATACCGTTACCGTCTTCATAGTCCGCCATTGCGTCCTCGTCAAGGCTGCTCCCGCCGTCCTCTGTGCCATCACCAAGACCGCCATTGTAGTCGTCAACCTTCTTCCAGAAATCCCCAAGAGCATCAACAAGAGAAATCTCTTCGTCGCTTCCGCCAATTGCCTGCGAGATGCCAGTGGTATCGCCAAGGAAGTCGCTATAGTTTGCGCTATCCGTTCCATAGACTCCAATAGTACTGTCAAAGTTTCCATTGCCGAGGAATAGGTTTGCTTCGTTTGCAAAGAGACGCTTAAGACTTGGATCGTTTGATCCGTATAGACCGCCGATCCGATTGAGTTCGGTCGCGTATGCTTTAACTGCTGCGGCTCTGTCTGCGTAGTTAGACCCAGCAGCATCAAGGGCGCTGGTTAGTTTATCTTGAGCGTTGTCGTATGCGTCCTCTGCCTTAAGTCGTGGCGCATTTGCCGCAAGCGTTACCGCCCCGTTATAAAGATCGCGGATCTCAGCCTTGCGAGCGACAGAAAGCGAACCATTCTTCTTTGACCAGTTGTATAGATCCTTTGCTTCAGCCTTAGCGTCTAGGATGTACGATGTTAAATCGTCTGGGCTTAGTCCATGGCTTACCCCGTCAATCTCAATTGTGTCAAGACCAGTACCAGCCTTATATGCTTCAATAAAATTAAGCGCGGCATTAGGATCGTCTCGGAGAATCTTTGCAAGGGAGTCGTTCCCAAGATACATTGCGGCGCTAGGCATAGCGGCAAGGATTGCATCTTGCAGGCTATTGATAAATCCGTAGACCTCATCTACTGCACCTTGATATCGTGTATCCGCCTGCTCGCCAGCAATGTTTTCACCAGTGATCTTAATGTTTCCCTCAACTGTTCGGATATTTCCGAGAATAGTTTCTGCTAGTTCGTCATCCTTCATGCCGTTCTGCACAAGAAGATCGTACGCCTTCTGGAGATAGACAAGTTGTGCCTGATAACCAGAACGCTTCTGCCCATCAGTGGTACGCGTGCTTCCGTTGTATGCCGCAGAGCCTTCGGAAACATAGATTGCAGCCTGAGTCTTAAAACGCTCCCTAGTCAACTTATCCGCCATTGACGGCATCTCGTTAATAAACTGATCGTAGTACCCCATAAGGGTTGCGCTGTTTGCGCCACTTGCAAAGTTAACGGTCTGACCGTTTACCGTAATAGAAGATCCGTCACCATACTGATTTCGCGCATTGATGAGAAAGTTATCTACTGCTTCCCCACGGTCGGTCTCTAGTTCGCTTCGGTCGTCTGACGATAGGGTTGGGTCCATAATCATCTCGCGAAGAGCCTGAATCTTCTTGTAGTAGTCTCCACCAGCAGCACCGCCAACCTGAATCTGCGAGTTGATTCGGTTAATAGTTCGGTTGCGATCAGACTTTCGTACGTCATTGATCGTGTCTGCAATGTTTAGACCAGTTCGGCTGTTCTTAGACGCGCGCTTCTGCATCTGCTTGAGCAACTCAATGGCGGTCTTTCCGTCCATCGTGCGACCCTCAAAGGCTTCCTCGTTAAGGAATGCCTTGTAGATCCTGTCAACACGGATGTTTGCGTACTCGGATGCGGCGCTGGAGATTGCCGAAGCAAGCGATCCGCTACCAGTTACTGCGCGACCGAACTGTCCCGTAATTGCCATTACTGCTGCCCGCCTTCCATGCCCATCATCATCTGTTCAGCCGTCTGTGCTGGACCTTCGCCATTCTCAGGCTGCGCCTCAGCCGCTCCAGGTGGAATCAACTGCTGGTCGTTCATAGACTCATCGCCCTGTGGCGGTGGGTTCTGACCGCGCAGCGCAGACATTGCCGAAGCCTGACCCTGCTGATTAGCCATCATAGCCTCCTGCTGCTGCTGCATATTCAACTGTCGGAACGTTGCTACCACGTTTGCCATTGTAGCAACTGCCGCTGGGTTGATCGTTGCATCAGTCTGCTCGTCGCGGATAATGTCCTTCTCGTTGTTTGGATCCTCAACCCCAACGCGATCCATTGCACGCTCAGCCGACCAGATGCGATTCTGTACAAGGCTGATCGCAGTATTAGCAAGTTCAAGCGTATCTCGCGGTGTAAGTTCTGGAGGAGTGATCTCAAGTCGGTACTCGCCGTTGAGCACCATAGCAACATCCTCATCGTTGTACGCCCATACCTGACCAGCGGCACGCCAGATCTTCTTAAGCCAAGAGTACAGCAACTTGCGCTTACCAGCAATGCGCTGCTCGTAGTTCGCCACAAGGGATGCAATGGCTCGCGAAGAACCCAGTACGCTGGATGGGGCGATACCAAGAAGCAGATCGTTCAAGCCAGAAACAACCGCGAGTTCTCGGTCTACGCGCTGGTTGTACTGCTCAATCTGAATGTTTGGAAGGAAGGGCTGGATTGCTTCAATGCGGTTGCCAGCGCCAGGTGCGGAAATGCGACCTGGCTTTGGAATGGCGTTAGACGGCACTTCCTCTGGAGCATCCTGACCAATCAACTGGAACATCTGCCCGCCAACGATTTGCTGGATAAACTGAGCGGCATTAGTGATGCGCTCGTCCTTCTCGCGGAGCAGTTGTTCTACATCGTAGAGTTCTGGCTTTCCGTATGGGGATCCAGGAATGCGCGAGTTGATAAGAGGAATATAAGGAAGTTCGCCATCGTACTCTGGGTGCTCTGTTTCGCTGGCAAGTTTGTTTCCAACGAAGACGCAATTGTAAACGACGCCATCCTTGCGATACCAGTAATCGTAGACAGCAACCTGCATGCGCTCATAAGCGGTATCTCGGCGATCAACGGTACGCTCCATGCTCTGCGACCACGCCGACATAAGTGGATCGCTGTGGTCGCCAGAGTTTACATAAGGGAAGTACTCGTTACCATCCTTGACTGGGATGACATCAAAGCCAAACTCCTCGCCAACGGCTTGAGTAGAAAGACCATAGCAGTACAGCGCCCAGTCAACCTTCGTATAGTCAGATGCACCATACCCAAGGTATAGATTCTCTGGGGATGAGACAACCTCAACAATAGGGTGACCCTTCTTCTTGTCGTAGGTTACCTTTGCTGCGGTGTCTCCGTAAAGCGCCTTGTAGAGAGAGGCATCTTCCATGACGATGTCCATCTCCGCCTCTTCCCACCAGCGCATAAAGATACGCTCTCGTGCGGCTGCCTCTTGACGCTCCTCTCGGCTACCGCCAGATGGTACATAGTTAATGACTGGTCGGATAGCCTGCAGCGAAGCAGGGATGGAGACGTATGCTGGATGGACGTTAACTGAAACGTGAACGCGACCAGCAAGACGTGCTGACTGATCGTCTGCCCAGTGATCTGCTCCGCCAGTTGTGATCGTCCTCGCGTGAAACAGATTATCATAACGGCGGAACAGATTGCGTCGTCGGGCATTCTCTGAGTCAACGCTTGCCTTGCGGGTTAGGATGTCCTGCAACTTCTCAACAGCGTTTGTGTCACTGTTGGATGTCTGAGCGTACTTGAGTTGGCGCTTGTAGTCGTCGCTTAGGGCTGGGCTATTGCGGAACTTGCTACCGCCGCCAGCGATCTTGCTGACGAGGGCGCCACCACGCTTGGCACTATCTAGTACCTGTGGGTCATTTGTCTGTAGCGAAGGAACCTTACCAGCCATCAATTAACTCCAAAGTATGTAAACTCTGCGTCCTTCACAGACGAACCAGCCGACCGAGCAGCGTGCCGAATAGCAACGGCGAGAGCCATCACAGCATCGGTTTCCAGTTTACGGTCATCCAGTTTATACCCCAACAGTTGCCTCCGTAACTCCAACCATACCCCTGACTTAGGGAACTGTAGCATCTCTTTATCTAGCATAGCCTTGAGGTCCGAAAGGATCTCAAGTTTCTTAGCCTTGGTTCCAGAGAAGTCTACTTGTCGTAATGGCTTAATAATACTTAGTTCTTGCATAAACATCTTACCACCGAATCCAGTACTGTCTATGATCGTGGTACACTGTGCCCCTTGATTATACAACAGATGGCTCTCCCTAAGCATATTTACGAGGTTAATAAGAGTTTGTCTACCCGAACGCTTCCTAGCGCGAACCCCGACAACCTTGGTTTTGTCCGTATAATCAAGGACTACCGACCACGTGGCATCGGAGGAAATTGCAGGGTCGCAGCCCTGCACGTAGCGATGATCCTTGGCTGGCTCCTGCTCTGGGGGAAGTTCCTCAGAAAATGCCTGCTCCACCGACACGGAGTGGAAGTACGCCTCCCTCGCCTCAATGAAGTACCCGTCAATGTTCTGGGGGATAAGGTACTCAACCTGTTGGCGGATGATGGAATCAAAGTTCTCTTGAGAAAGACCGTATCCAATGTTGTCCCGCGTAGACATTCGGAACGAGGCAAACTGCTCGTCCCTATTGGGGTTCTCAGGGTTCCCGAGTTCCCAGAGATCGGCGTAGTCGTTAATCCCTTCCGTCGGGGTGGAGATAAAGTGGAGTTGCCCTCCAGTAGAAAGGCGGCGCAGGTTGAGGACTTCTTGGTAAATAACCATGAGGTGCTGATCAAAGGCGGCTTCGTCAAACGAAATGCCGTTCATATCCTTACCCAGAAGCGCCTTAGCCTTATCTTGGGTAGTTCTAAAGTGGATGCTACCACCGCCAAACGCCTTGTGGAATTGGAACCAAAGGTACTCGCCTCGGTATTTCTTGTCAAACGAAGCAACCTTACCCATCTCCAAAAAGAGCGGTGCCTTGCGACCCTTCTGCGCGGGATGAATACCCTGAGCAATCATGCTGAGTTCTCGGAACACCAACTCAGCCGTTTCCTGCTGGATTCCAATGTGATACCACTCGTAGGGTTCCTTCAACCATCGCATAGCGTCTTCGGGATCGGCTGGGAGTGGCGGCTTAATACCTAGTTTGTAAAACACGGAGTGAAAGATCACCAGCGCCATGGCGAGAGTCTTGCCAGCACGGTTGCCAGCAGATACCACGGTAGTCAGGTACTTGGGAGACCAGCCGTTCTCTGAGCGATCAATGCAGGCTCGTGCCCATACCTGCTGACCAGGATTCATGCGGATCCCAAGGAACCGCTCGGCGAAGAATACTGCGTCTGTGCGACCAGCCTTGAGGTCTTCTAGAAGACTAGCCACGCTTGGCTTTGTTGCGGGCGCTGATTGCTGCAGCCTTCCGCTTTGCGTCAGCCTTGCTGCTTGCACCCCATACCCGTAGGCTCAGTAGTAGGCGGGTAGGCTTACCGTTGGCATCGTACTCTGCCCCAGGCATACCACCCATACGAGCAAGGAAAGATGCGCGACGTGGGTTATCCCCGCTCTTGACTGGAGCCTTGAGTGTGCCGCCCTTGTAAGACGCACGACCCTTGGCGTTCAGTCCGCCTGCTGGGTTCTTCCCTTCCTTACGAGACCACGCTGGACTAGACACAGAGTTTGTGCCTCCATAGGAACTTAGTGTTTGCCTTTGCGCCAACAAAGTCCTTGACCAATAGACGGTTTGCTTCCTTCATAGTCTCAATCAGTTTGCCACACCCAGCACAATGCTTTGGTGTCCAGAACGTCTGGTTAGGCTTTGCGCTTGCGAGTTTTGCTGGCTTCTTGCTTGCCATCTTCAACCTCCTTGAAATCAGGGAGCGGCAATACTTTTGCCAAAGGGGTAGACAACGAGTCAGCCCCACGCTCTGTCTCCGTGTCCCAGACATGGTTTAAGATGCCAAAGACCATAGTTCCTACCGAAGATTCAATTGTATTAAGCAGACGCTCAACACCAGCATAGTGTACATGAATAAGTTCATGCGCAATAATACGGCGCTGGCTTTCTGGTTTCTCCTTCCAGAAATCCTCCGATAGACGGATGGACGCAGACCAGAGATTATCAGAAACCTCAATGTCTGCGTACGAATCGTCAGGCGGCAAAGACTCTGAAACCTTTACATCCCACTGCTTAAGATTAAGCAATGGCAGGGCTTTGGCGATATACGCCTGAGCCAGTTCCCTCTTTGTCATGTCCCCTCCAGGGATTAATCCTTCTTCTTATTAATCTCCGCTAGTACGGCAGCAGCCAAGGCAGCCATTGTGCCGCCCTTAATGACACGTCCGCCAATACGAAGTGCCTTTTCGGTCTTGCTTCGCGTTCGGGTCTTGCGGAACTGGGTAACTTTTTCTCGCTTAAACCTATTCTTGAGTTCGCCCTCAAGTTCCCTAAAACCCTTAAAGTCATCAGCCCGATCGTTCAACTTTCTAATACGGCGCTCTGCGTCGCTGTTGTTG